GATGCCTGCAGGAATGTCATTAGCAGTTGCACCTTGTATATTACTTAAAAACATATTATCCTGCTTGATTGTTCCTGCTGTATATCCCCTATAGGCGATTCTTATAATGGCACCATCACAGTCTACTTTATTCCAATTAGCAGTTCCATTCCATTGTGATACATCAATGATTTTTTTCTCCATCTCTATTAACCTCTCTTTCTACGTTTAAAAAGAGGGCGATTATTCACCCTCTGTACCTGAATTTGTTATATCTTCTACTTTCTTATTGACGATATCTAGTCCTTTGATTAAGAATGTTGGTACATTAGCTCCCATAGCAACTACGTTTTCCAAGATGCTGCGTAACTCATTAATCAAATATGTAGCCAACGTGAAATACCCAAACAGTACTACAAAGCCTAAATCAATTCCCACCATGTTTCCCATATCCTTAAATACAATGGAAACAAAAAAGGCAATACAAATCACCACCCAATACCAAACTTTCTTGAAGATTCCTTTTGCTCCGACTGCTGAACTTTCATTCTTCAAATAGTATTTTGCTTTGATAAAGCCGGTAGTATAATCTATGATATTGGCTACTAAAAATCCAAGGAATAGAAACCAGTATCTCCCTAATAGTGCAGCTCCAATTGTTGCAATTGTGCCATAAATTAAATTTGTTGTGTTATGAAATTCTGTTAATTTTGTCATAGTCCTTTACCTCTTTTCCTTTATTTGTTTTCTTCTATAATCTGCTGCATTTCTGCCTTTTGGCATAAAAATAAGACCTCTGCGGTCTTTGTATAAGTTTATATTTTGATTTAAAAGCACCCCGAAAGGTGCTTTTTATATTTTTTTAATTAACTAATATTTTTAATAATACACTTCTATTAGCCAATTTTTTGCTAAGAGTTTCATCATAGCTTGTAATTATAAATCCTCTATCATACTTTCTTGTTGTCAACTTACCCAATTGCTCTGTCGTTAAATCCATTACCCCCAATACCTCACCCGCAGTAATTGTAATAGCTTTATCCTCTATATCAGGATATAATATTCCGTTAGTACTCGTAATGTTGTTATTTGTGCCAACTATACTGGTGAAATTTACACATTCTTTAAATTCTGTAGGATTCAATGTGTCATATAACTCTTTGCTTAGTTCAAGTCCCATTGCTGCTGAAAGTGCCGTTTCAGAATCATCTGTTTCTAAATTATTTGCAATCTTAACTTTTGCCTTTCCATCCTCTGATACTTGCAAACCAGTACCAATCTTAATATGGCCTAATTTAGTATCTGATGCTACCTTATCTACATGATTATTAACTTCGCTGATACTCTTTTTGATTTTTCCCCACATCGTACTATTTGTATCAGTACTGTCAATTTGTGCTAGCTCATCTGGTTCGGTAATCTCTGCTATTTTTCCTGCATTTACATGAATATCGGTATTTCTTAAATGTTCATCTAAAATTGTAATATTCTCCCCAAATGATTCAATATTAATTTCCTGAATCTCTGGTCTTTTTAATCCGCTTTCTGTTATTTGCATATTTTTATCCTCCTATAATTAAATAAATTTTTAGTTCTAAATACAAATAACATTTTTTACGCTGTTCAGTCAGCTATTAATTTGTAGACAAAATATAACATGTATTAATGTATCATTGTGTATCAAGTTAAAGTACCGAATTACTATGATATTACAGGCAAATCACCCATTAAAGCTGTTACCAGCTTCCTGAATAGAGCTTATTTCATGTGAATAACCTATTTAACTTTTTTGCATGGCCATGAAAAAAATAAGCCCAAAGGCTTCATTTAATAGTTTTTTATAATTAATTCTTGATATCGCTCACCAGATGATTTCAAATTATGCTGTCTGTCAACTGCTACCATATTATACTCTTGATACAGCTCACGAATAAACTGACAATCATTATATGATAAAAGGCATTTTCCTTTCACTTTATCTAATGTTTCTTTTAGGCGAATATGATCCTCCTTTTCAAATTTATCATTGTAGTATTTTTCTGTCCCATAATATGGCGGATCCAAATAAAACAATGCCTCTTCCCTGTCATATGTTTTGATAAGATTTTGAAAATCTTTATTCTCTATCACAGTAGTTTGTAATCTATCTTTTACGCAAGATAAGTAATCTATGCTGTTCTCTAGCTTCTTACCTCTCATAGCGAAAGAGTTTAAATCTGTACCAAAGCTGTTTTTGATTAAAATAAAATACCTGGCTGCTCTTTGAATATCAGTCAGGCCTCTGGCATTGATTTGTTCTTTACTATCAAAGAACTGCTCTCTTGAAACTAACATCCATTCCAACTCTTTTTGTAGTGCTTCACAGTGATATTTTATGCAGCGATATAAATTAATTAACTCACCATTAATATCATTAAAAACCTCCATTGCTGCATGGCGTTCCTTGCTGAATAAAATCCAGCCTGCACCTCCAAATACTTCAATATATCTATCGTATTCTTCTGAATTTGGAAACTGTTCTAATATTTTTTTACGTAGTGACTTCTTGCCGCCAATCCACGAAATATAACTATTCATTATGTTTCATCACCTTTCTTATCTTTTGTATTGTGTTGTTGTATTGAGTATCATTGTAGGTGATATTCTAATAAAAAAGCATTTATGAATCTTCTATGGCTAAGTTACCACAATCAAGACTTTCCAATGCCAGTTTGACAGAACTTTGTAGCTTGTCCGGAACTTGTGTCATTGTTTTTTCGCCTTTGATAATTAAAAATGCATAAATATATTCCATACATACTCACCCCTTTCTTAAATTTTATTTATATGTTAAGCAGGAAGAAGTGAAAACTTCTTGCTATAACTCTTTTACTTTTTATTTAAATCTATTGTTTCATATATTTCAGCTATTGCCATCTGAGTTTTAGTTAGCTCCATTTTATATTTGCTAACCTCCTCTGTTAACTGCACTTGTATTTCCTGCTACTGTCATATTATTAAAATTTAATATTGTAGAAGCGGCTGCTGTATGTCCATGTTGACCTCCCCATTCGGTATTACCACGTAAACTATGTCCATGTGTGGCATTAAAGTCTGCAAAATCCGGAGCTTTGTTGGATTGTGTACCGCCTCCATACCGTGAAGAGCTTACACTGGTTCTTTGACTAAAAACGCCGGAACACGTTATACCACTTTCCCTTTCCGTTATGATATTTCCTATATACCCTGTCAGGCCGGTATCATTAGCAGTTAAGCTTCCTGCCGTATGAATGTGATTACCACTTTCATAAATTGCAACATTAGTACTGGCTGAACCACTCGGTTTACCTGTCCAGTTAAAGTTGTGAGTATGTGATGGTACATTCGATGCGTTTAATCTTGTTGTTGCACTTCCTCCAGTTTTTCCTGCCGCATTATAATTACTATTGTTCAAATCAACACCAACTGTAGTTCTCCCCTCTGCAAATCTCTCCCACTTTCCACCAAGAAAGACTTCTGGCGATACATCCTTTACACTTGTATATACGGTTCCGATTGGATAAATGGCATCAATTAACGCGCTTAAATTTACACTTGTAACACCATTTTGCACTTGTAATCCTTTTCCAATCTTAATATGTCCACTAGAAGTTGTAGTAGCTATACAATTTAAATGTTCATTCCATTTGGATTTATCTTCACCTGTTACATGTATGCTTTCATTTTCAATATGCTTTTGAAAGTCTAGTGCATTTGCATAACCCGAATCATACATTGTTATATTTACCTTATCGCTCTGGCTAAACAAAAGAATACTACGCAGGATTTTCTCATACACTTCCGATGTAGATGGTTCTATATACTCTGCTAGTGACCCTGCATTCGCATATAATACAAGAACCTCTTTTGTACCATCTGATGCGAATATCGCTTTTTCGCGCATGTAAAACCCTTCGGTTATATCCGTATTTTTAAATATTGCGGTAATCGTTACATCATTTTGAGCTGATATTGTAACACTATCAATAGCAACTTCCGCTACTTGGTGAATGGGTGAAACAATGGATTTCAAATCTGCTGAGGTACTTCCATCACCAAGTACTAATCTTGTAAATTGTATATTTTGTGTTTCTCCTGACAGCATCTTCATTAAGAACCGTTGTCCTTCTGTCGTTAACACATCATCAAATACAGCCATGTCTAACCTCCTATTCTAACAGGCTTTGAAAATTCAAATGAAGTATCCACTGTGGCATAAAATATATGAATCTTGGCTTCTCCATCTGTAATAATTTCAATGCTGTCAAGCCATGCTGACTTTCTTTTTATATTATCTAGCATTTTTAAAAACTCTTTTTGCTGTTTTCCATTAATACTTTGATTGGTTGCCTGTATTTTAAAATAACCCGGCTTTCCACCATATTCGTACCATTCCGCTTCTTTACCATATCCAAATACCGCTGCTGTTAATTCCTCAACTGCAGATGGTGTTCCGGCTCTTTCATACCAAGGCAGCGTATTCTTAATTAAAATCCTTTTAACATCAATGGAAAGATTTTGATTATAGTATTGTGTCCGAAATTCCAGAGCCAGTAAATCTAATATTTCATGTGGCAATTGGTCAATACATGCATAGACACAAGTATTCTTGGAATATTCCAAAGCTTTCTTAATTTGATTCGATAGAGCATAGCTAATGGCAATATTATCTGCATTTTTCTTTAGATTGTCCGGAAGAATATCTGTTATCTGACTATCGTATAAATTAATCATCTTCCAGTCCTCCATAAATAATATTTTTTGATACATGATTTGCTAGTGCAGTATTGGGGATAGCTTCAAAAACAGGGGATATTATCTCCACTCTTTTTGCGCCTGCGTCCACTATCTTAGAAATTAAATAAGAAGGGTTAATATCCCTTCCAATGACTGCTTTTTGCCATGAGATATAGCTTTGAATGGCAATATTCACTTCACTTTGAATCGTGGCTGCTTTGTTCGCATCACTTGTATTAATGTAGTAAATCAAATCAATATCATAGTCTGCCAATGTAGGAGCACCAACACTCACATAATCCGTCTGCGGCCTTTTCGTTCCATCACTAATATAGGCAAGTACTTCATTTGCAAGTGTTTCATTTGGTAATTCGCCATCATTTAGAATAAAACGGATATCTACCTTGCATGGCTCCGGTGTATCCACATAAACATCTGTAATGGAGGAATTATAATGCTTTACCCAGTACTTATAAGCATCCCCCGGACCTGCTACAGAATAAGAGGACGGAGCCAAGTAAATGTTTTCTGCCAGGCTATCATCCTCCTCTCTATCACTTCCTCCAGTCGAAATATCAACATTTGAAACTTTTGAAACAAAAGCAATCGGTGTAACCAACGTGTTAATACTTCCTGCCACATAACCATTATACTTACTTCCGATTTTGTCACACACAGCAGTAACCGTTACTTTTACCTTACCTGCCTTAATCTGTGCTGTTTCTTTTGTGTAAAAATAGATACCATCCCCTGCCGTTGCCCTAGTCCCCATTGGAATTGTAATAATTGATGGCTGTTCACCGGATAATTCAAACATTAATTGTACTGTAGCTGCATTCCCTTCATTTCGGTTAATTTGTTTCAGTGCTCCTATATTTTCCAGAAAATCTCCATACGAATATTTTAATAAGCTTTGCTTTCCTGCATGGTCGATATATTGATATACTTGATAGATTTGTAGTGCCGCTGCATATAAAATAAGTCGATCTGGATTTGCTTCTGTTAAAGAAATGGTTCTTCCTGTTTCCTCTTCATATTTTGCTGTAAAGTCATTAATCATCTCATTCACTACGGTTTCAAGTGTCTTATTCTCAATAAAGCTAATGTCAGGATAGTTTTGCAAAGTTTTCTTAATCGTGCTCATTTATTCTTCATCCTCCCCAACCTCTTTGTAATGATCAGCAGCTCCTAATAATATGATTGGTTCTAATTGCCCTGTATCATAATTGGTGTGATATGTGACATCCGCTACTTGTGCTCTTTTTTCCTATTTGTTCCAAAGTTTTTCTTGGTCTTACTCCTAGCATCGCATCAAGATTTATGGTAAATGTAATGCTTCTTAACTCTGCTCCATTAAACTCACTAAATGGCTTTCTCATAATTCGATTGTGCGTACTCCAACGGCCACTTACATTTTGTTGCATGTCAGAGAATGTTAAAATGCGCTGATCACTTGTCTGGAAAGTGATTAATTTTCCAAGATTTCCTATGGCCATGTTATCCCTACTTTCTCTTCCACCGCTTCAATGCGTTCTATAATTTGACTGAAAGTGATGGAAATACCTGCTATTTCATATTGAAGCTCTGCTGCCTTTAAACTTAATTTTTCTAAAAATTCAACCTCTGCATTATTACCTGAAATTTTCAGCAGCTCCTCTATACTTTTTTCTAAGCTTTTTAGCTTCATAACAAGTTCCGTTTGTGAAGAATCCAGTTCCGTTTTTTTACCGGATAATTTCATCTTAGGTACTTCGATTGCTGCTTCATAATTACAAGCCACATCTAGATAAGGAGCTGTCATTTTAGCCTGATTGACACCATTTAAATGTACATTAGCACCTTTTATCAGTAAATCTCCTGTGCCATCGTCATATCGAATTAGGGCAGCTCCAGGAGTCTTTGAAAGGTCTTTTCGGTATATTCCTTTTCCGCTCTCTGGCGGTTGATTGCCTTTTCCCCAATAAGTTCCTGTAACGAAGCCTTTTGTAGTTCCATTACTCAGTAAATTCACCTGAACATACTCTCCAACATTCGGCATAAAATACTCTGAATTTTGATTTGTGTATGGAAGCTCTGTACTAACTGCTTTTCCTTTATCCGTATAGGTAACTCTTAGCATTCCAGTTTGGTAATTTACGCTTGATACTTTTGCAATTCGAATATTAGTATTGCTCATTTTATCTTTCCCCCTTATGCTGGTATAGTAATGACAGTACCAGGGAAAATCCAATGTCCATTGTCCGAATTACTTTTCCCACGCTCTTTCGCCTTACTTTCAATAATATCTGTATTGGCATTATATAGTTTCGTGTAAAGAACTCCTGAACCGTAAAATCTGATTGCTAACGCCCATAGAGTGTCACCGCTTACAATCGTATATTGTGTGCCCTCTGAGGCAGCATTTTGGGTTGCTGTGCTTACTGCTTCAATGGAAACTGTTTTTATTCTTTTCTGAATGAAGCGAAGTGTTAAAGTCATGGTATAAGCTCCCCCAATATTATGTTTTACTTTATCCACATAATATCTGCCATTCAGATTACTTAAGCCTTTCACTTTTATAACTGTACTTGAATAAATATTGGGATTCGCCGGAATCGTTACACTCATTGTCGTTGCTTTTTTGTTCTCATTGTTTAAGATTGCAATACCCTTTGCTTCTGCTTCTCCTAAATTACTGGCTGTGACATTGATATTTTTTATCCGGTTTCCCTCTCCAATATTAACGATGTATTCACTGTTATCGGTTGGATCTGTAAAGCTGAATTTAGCTCCTGAATAGGTTCCTGCTATCGTTGTATTGTAGCTCCAGTTAATCATATCTTTTTCATAAATAGTTGCAACGCAGCCTTTGTTCTCATACGTCTCTTCATCAAAGATACAAATTTTATTGGAATATACTTTCATGGCCAATCCATACTCACTGCTAAGACTGTACAAAAACTTGCAATTGGTTTGATTATTTTGCTCTATACCTTCAACTGAAATTTCCTCTGCATCATAGAATAAACGGATTCCTGCATCCTCTGCTATTGTCCTTGCAATCTCTTTTAGCGTAACATTTTCCCAGGTTCTGGTTACCTCATCCGAGTTAAATGCATCATCTGTTGGAATACTGACTGCACTCATTGTACATGTCAATGGTCTTCCACTATAAGACAAATCATCCAGAACAAAACAGCCGCAATTTGTTGTAATGCTCTTTTTCTTTCCTGCAAAGTTTTGCCAATATTTTTGTTGAATTTTAGCTTTTAATGTATCTCCTTTGGATGGCTTCCAAGCTGAAAGCCATTTCTTATTACGATTAGACACAGTTATATTTATATTGTCTGATTCACCGCTTGCAACATCTGTAAAATCATATTTCTCTAAATAAGCGCTAATTTTATGATCCAGATTTTTTCCATCATAATTTACAATGACATTTGTCTGTCTTGGTTTTATGGTTGCCATTATTCGCTCCTCCAGTCCGGTTGTTCCACGGTTGCTTCACTCTCCGGTAACTCTGGAATATTTAATATAACTCCTTCCGGAAAAATAAAGTAATTCAGCGCTTTGCCATTTTGAGACATTAAGTAACCGGCATAAAATTCTGAGCGATAGACTTCTAATGCAATAATATCCCATGTCTGCCCTTGTATCGTTGTGTATGTGTTCATAAAATCCTCTTTTCTGGTCAAAGCTAAAATTTGTTCTGTAAAAAACTGCAAAATAATAGACCTCTCATTTGAAAGGTCTATCACATATCAATCGTTTATTATTTATTAATTGATTCTATTTATCATATTCTAATTATTCAACAAAATTTTTTACCATTTTATTGTTATTGATTTACTACTTCAAAATCTTCGTCTGCTACTAAATCTTTTTTAAGTTCATCAAAAGATGTTTGCCATTTTTCCTCTTTTCCAGAGTCATATTCTAAATCCCCACTTTCCGAATCAGTCGAATTTTGGGAGCCTTTATTTGAGCTAATAGAATCGTTTGATATATTAGAATCTTTGAAATAATTTTTTTCTAAATCTGCTACATAGTTTTGTATTGGTAGGTTTTTTTGATATACTGTAAATTCATAATTCCAGTAATCATCTTCAGAATCAAATTGGTTTATAATGGACATAGCATCATCTTTATTACTTGCGCCTTTCAATACTTCTTTTAATTGATCCAAATACTCCCATACCTCTTCATCTGTAACAGTGTAACCATTTTGAATGGCTGCTTGATATAATGCTTCTCTTTCTTTACAATATTCTATTGCTTTAATATTTGCTTCCTCTTCATCAAGACCAGATATCATAAAGAATTTTGTTGTTTGGTCTATCTCCGAATTTGTAATAACAGTATTCTTCCCTCTCGCATAAATATCATCTTCTTGTAAGTCATTCACATCTGCATTATTTTTAAGATAATCACCCCATTCAGCTAGTATAGACCCATCAGATGGTCTTGCTAAAACCGAACCTCCAATAATCAAACAAGACAAAAGTAAAATGATACCTAAGCTGTATTTTATTTTTTTGTTTTTAAAATTCATAATAATCTCTCCCTACTTCGTATTTAAAGATAAACTTACAGAACCCATATTATATGTTGGAGTAGCCCCACTACAATATACTTCAAAAGGTAGATTTCCAGTAACGTTGGTTGTATTTATATATTTTACTGAACTGGAATTTGTATAATAGAATCCTTCATTCCATTTTGAGGAGTCAAAAATCATACTACCTATGGTCCAGTCTGAAAAAGTTTTATCATTGGAATGTTTTACATTAAGTATATAAACTTCTGGACACGACGTGGCATACGCTCTCGTACATAAAACAGATTTTGAACGGCTGGTAAATTTATTATAGTTTCCGCTTTTAGTATAATTCTCACTATACATAACTTTCATATTGATGGATGACCACCCTCCTTCCGCTACTGCAAATAAATACGATTTAGTTGTAGAATTTGTCAGTGATTCCGCCTTTACGCTTACATTAAACATTGCAAAACACATTACGGTCATAAAAAATCCCACAATGAACTTTGTATTTTTCTTTTTACCCATATTATTATATTACCTCCTAAATATTATGATATTACTTTTTTATAGTATCGCTTATATGATATTGTGTCAAGTTTTATAGACGAAATCATATAAAGGATATACTAATTGCAGCTGTATCGTATGCATAGGTTATACTCATTAATATAATGCTGTTGTAAACTTTTTGATTATACAAAGCACAACCTGCCTATATCTTTCTCGTACCTCTGCATCATTGAATTAAATTCATCCTGACTCATTCTGCCTGCCTCTACAATATCCTGTTTGTTAGGTGTACCTCCATAAAATTGAAGCGTGGGACTATATGTAATGTGAGCACCACTTTGCGAATTGTAATTGGTTGTCTCCGCAGCTTCTAACCCATCAGACAGAGAAGAAAAACTATCCTCCTTACTTAGCATATTATAATCACTATATACTCCAAGCATCTCACCTGCTGTTTCCCATAGGCTAATTGCCCTTTGCGAACCATCAAGCGGTATTGCTGCCTCTGGTCCATCTTCCGCAAACCATGCAATGTGGGGAGTGTGAAAAATTCCACCATCAGCATGACCGTCTAGCGTTGCATAAGGGTCTTTAAATGCATAATTGGGGCTTCCACTGTTGCTTGTGTTTAGATTGACATTCACTGGCACATCAACGTTTAAGCCAATCCCAAATGTCGATTCTATTCTATTTTTTGTTGCTTGCCATGACGTATTGATGGAATCATCAATCGCAGGCTGATTCTGTGTGATCGCTGTCGCAATCGTTTCTGGAATATAAGTACCGTTTTCCTGCATTTGCTGCAGTACTTCTTTATACTCTTCGCTATTTGCAGCCGCTTCTCCTATGGCGGCAAACATAGCGTTTTCGTCACCAACTAGAATACCTATGCTAGATACATCCTTAATCCCATTGGATACCGAAGCCGGAACTTCTTTTCCTGCCTCTACAGATTGTTGTTTTAGTTCTTCTAATCCTGCAAGCTGTGGCTGCATACTGGTCCATAGCTCTTTTAATGCACTCTTTGTTGTCTTATCTAATCCATCAATATCCAACCATTGTGATATTTGATCATAGCTCCAACCATTGACTGCATTTCCACTCCAATCAATGTAGTTAATGGTTTCACCCAAAGCATTTTCCATATTGCTTTGCATCTGCGGAACCAAATCACCAATTTCATCTTGATACTGCTGCATGATGATATCTGTTTGAAAACTAGCTGCTTTTAATTTAATATCTCCTACCTGTTTAAGATAGTTTTCTTTTAATTCAGCACTTTGAGCATTATATTCATCTAAGCTCATATTTCCTTCGTCCAACCTTGTAATTAAAGCGGAATCAGCTTGAGCATAAGCTTGATCATAATCCGCAATTGCTTTCTCTGCTTGTTTTTGTATCTCACCTTGTAGATTTTGAAAGGCATCTGCATCAAGTTCGCCGCCACCATATTTCAACTGCAAAAGATTTAAGTTCGCATCAAAATTACTTCCTGCCACTGCGGATTGAATTTTTGCCATTTGTTGTTGCAGTTCTGTAATCTCTTTTACTTCATCCATATCAAGTAACCCATCTTGAAAAGCATCGGTGATTGTTTGGTTTAACTTCGCTCCAAGGTCTGCAAGCTCTTGCTGTTTATCTGCATAGAAGCTATTGACTTGATTAATCATATTATTTCCTTCTAAATCATCATCCGTCAGGACTCCAACGGCAAGATTAACGGCATATTGCCTTTGTTCTACAAAGCTTTGTACACCTGATATGTAAGACTGAATTTGTTCCTGATAATCTGATTGTTCCTTCGTATCAAGCTCCATTCCAATTGATACTTTCCAATTTGCGCGATTGATTGCTTCCACAGAATCACTTATTGTGGCTTGTATTCCATCTAATTCTTCAAATGCGGATAATGCTTCACGAACCTGCCCAAGATTATCGTTTGAAACTACGTAACTTGCAACTTCATTCAGTTCCTCCATGGAAAGTGCAATATCGCCAAAATGTTCTGCAAGATTTTGCTTTTTCATTTCCCGATTCGCTTTTTTAATATGAGTGATAATACCTGCTGCTCCCCCTATGGCTAACGCTACTGCTGTAATAGCTGCTGCAAAAGGATTTGTCAATACTAAGCCCAAGGCTTTAAAAGAATCAACTAAGCCCAAAATACCCTTTGCTACTTTATAAGACATAAGTGCTGACCCAATACCTACTAATGTAGAAACGATAACATCCGGGTTTTTTAGAATAAATTTAGCTACATTGATAAAAGGCTCTGAAAACTCATATATTGCTTTACCTGCATCCATAAGCTCTCTTTTTATAGTAGGAATATTATTTTTTATTGTTGTTGCAATGTTAGAAATAATATTGGTACTTTTTAGCTTGCTGTTGAGTGCTCCAACAAATTCAGTAACACCTTGTACACTGTCCCGAAGTGGAGTATTCATTTGTTCATAAATTTCAATTCCTAGACCTTCCATTCCACTTTTTAATAAGGTTACATCTCCATTCAGATTATCTATTCTTACTTCTGCCATTTGTTCAGCAGCACCTTGACAGTTGTAAATTGCTTCTGTCAATTTATCGTAATCACTTTCCGATGCATTCACAATGGCAAGTAATCCACTCATTGCCGTTTTACCTGCAATAGACTCTGCATTAATCGCTTTTTCGCTTTCTGTCATTTGTGAGAACGACCCTCTTAAGTCTGATATAATACTCTTTAAATCCCTCATACTACCATCAGTATTCGTTGTTGCTATCGTCATATCTCCAAATGCTGCTGCACTTATTTTGGCACCGTTTGTTGTTTCTGCAAATATTTTTCTTAAGTTGGTACCTGCTGCACTTGCCTTTATTCCTGAATTGGCCATAAGTCCTATTGCGATTGCCGTATCTTCAATACTGTATCCCAATGCTCCTGCCAAAGGAGCTGCATAAGAAAAGGTTTCTCCCATCATCCCTACATTCGTGTTTGAATTAGTCGCAGCGGCGGCAAGGACATCTGCAAAGTGTGCTGAATCGGATGTTTTTAATCCAAAGGCCGTTAATGCATCCGTTACGATATCAGAAACAGACCCTAAATCTTCTCCACTGGCTGCCGCTAGATTGAGAATTCCCTCTAATCCTCCCAGCATATCAGAAGTTTTCCAACCTGCCATTGCCATGTATTCCATTGCCTGTCCTACTTCTGTTGCACTGAATTTCGTATTTTCACCAAGCTCCTTTGCTTTTTCATTTAAAGAATTAAATTCTGTGTCTGTAGCTCCTGATAACGCTTTTACGGTAGACATTTGTTCTTCAAATGCTGTTCCTACTTGAATCGCTCCTGCTGCAACTGCTGTCACTGCTGATGCTGCAACCATTGCAACTTTTGCAGTAACCTGAAAGGCTTTTTTGGCTAAGTTTTCAATTTTATCAAAACCTGTTCCGACACTGTTAAATCCTGTTCTAAATGACTTATCTACCGTTGAAGAAGTGGAAGCGGCGGTCTTGGCAATTGCTTGAAGTTCCTTTTTTGTAAGCTTAGTGCTATTATAAAATGAATTTTCAATTTCTCCTGCGATTTTTATTGCCATTTCGTACTCTTTGTTCTTTGCCAATCTCACTCACCTCTTTTACAATTTCTTTTAACTCAAAAACAGACAGGTTAGATAAGTAATCTATTCCTGTCTGTAGACGTATTGATAATCTGATTATAATTTTTCTAAGCTCTTTTCCATCCTTAGGATTTAATCCGCTCCGTAAAAAAAACCTGTTACTCTGTTCTTGATCTTAATTGCATCCTTTGGACTTAATCCTTTAAAAAATTCCACTGGCTGACTCGTTGCAGAGGCCGCAATGATACAAGCATATTCTAAACTCATTTCCGGCATAACCGAAAACGAGCCGGAACGCTCTAATACTTTTTGTGTCGCGATCATGTCGGACGCAGTTAAGTTGTCTAATCCGGTCAGATCAATTTCTTTGTATTCTTTTCCCTCAAAGGAATAAGGCCTGCTAAATTGAACAATCCTTTCATTTTCAATAACCTCACTGTTTTCATCAAGTACTGCTACTACTTCTGTCTTATTTTTCTCCATTATATGTATTTCCTCACTTTCTCTAAGATATCTTTACCATTTACTTTGTAAATAAAATTCAGCTTGTCTAACTCAAATTTACTCTCACCATTTATTTCAATTAGAAAATAGAGAATTTCTAAAGTTACGGAGCAGTCCATTTGTGTTGCCTGTTCCACTTTTCCCGGCTTGAATTTTTTAAGTTTTCCTCTCATTGCAATTCTCATATTGGAAAAATCCACTGCTGTTGTCTTCTCGTCAAGCATCTGTCTTGTTGATCTTAAATTTAAATCAACCATTTCCGTTGGATCCATGAATGAGAATATGTCTTCATCCAAAGCCCGAAACGGTATTTCCTGCTCCAAGCTTCCGAACATACCTAAAATAGTAGTGTCAAATTCCCCTAATAATCCTGCGCCACTAATGCTGTCTGTCATGGCTTCAAAGTCCGGTAATGTAACACCTCCGCTTAATCCGATTAATTTATTTCCTGACTTATATACATTAAATGCATATACTACTTCTGGAATCATTTTTATTCACCCCCTAATGCCGTTTCAATCATGGTTGGATCAAATTCTAATATATTTAGAATATCCTCTGCAGGTGTATATGGTGCCAACCATTGCTTAAATTGTATTTTTCCTTCCAGAATCTGATCACTTGGGTTATCTTCAAGGTTAAACTGCATCTTGGCTCCGGCACATTTTCCCTGTGAAACGTAACTGTTACCTCTGATATTTTCTGCATCTACAATCGACTCAACAAGTGCATAATTTAATAGATTATCTACTTTTTCTTTATAGCTTAAAATAAAAGTATTTCCCCACCACGTAAAAAATCTTCTGCAACAGATCCATCTATCTTTTGGATCCGTGTTGTCAGGATAGCATGCCATGTTATTTCCCCAAGAGCGCCACCCTGAATCATTAATTGCAGTCACTATTCCTTTGCTGTTAAGTACATTTGCCTGTGCCTGATCTAGGTCTACCTCTGTTCCATCTTTTAGAACGGTTCCAGTCGCTCCTAAAATTTTATTCGATGGGGAAAGACTTGGCACATCATCATTCGTTGCATCAGTATAGGCTACTAACGCTCCGTAAATAGCTGAATAGTAGAACATTACACCATTAACAGAAATCATTGGCCAGAGTACAATTGAATGCTTACTGGTGTATCCATTCGATAATTTGCACTCTGCAACATCTGTATATTTTTTTGCTGTTGTTGTGTCTATATCAAGGATATTTTCGCAATTATAGACTTCATTGATTGCTTCACACTTTGCATCTAATGCTGCTCCAATTTCTGTAATATGACTCCATCCCGGTGCTAAAAGTAATCCCGGTACTAAATTGAATCTTGGATACACCTTTCTTACTAATTCTATTCCGGTTTCCTTTCCTGTCTCAGCATCATATCCACCAATTATATCAGCACTCGTTACCATTGTAGGATCAATACTTGTACTGTTAATTGTGAGTGTCACTGCTGCTGATGCAGAACCGGCTGCAAGCAATGACACTACTACATATCCGTCATCATCAAAGGAAAGAACATAATCAACATTGTTATATAATGTACTGTTTTCACTTTTTACTACTACCGTATCAAGTAAAATTCCCTTGATATTAATGAGTGCCTGACCATTCATAACAGAATAATCAACTGCTGCATTTGACTTTTTATGCTTTGCCGGATCCAGTACATTGCATAAAATAATCGGTGCTATATTAAAGATTTTAAATGATGCATCCATGCTTTGGCATAATGAATAACTTTCATAATCTGAACTATACCCCAAATAAGTCTGCGCCTCTTCGAAGCTATTGACTAAAAAAAGTTGATTCGCGGTGCTATAGGGATCATCCGCAAGATTAATTGGTGCTGTTCCGAATATGACTTGCAGCCCTGCCGAACCTTTCACAGGTGATGGGAAGCTTGTGGGATTTTCTTGTACTCGAATCCCATGTTTGTAAGTAGTTGCCATTCTCTGTTCCTCCTATTTTGTTTTAATTTTATTGTATACAATGCTTAAGGTGCTTTGGGGATTTCTTAACTCACTTCTAGCACCTGCAAGCTGCCCAATCGGTACAATCAAGTTGCTAATTAAGGGCTGCTTTAGCATTTCTTCTCTTAAATATTGTGGTATCCCATTGTTAAAAACAATATTTTGGGTAACTATATTTTCAATAGTAGGTCCAATATAAACAACCGTAGTTTTACAGTTCTCTTTTATTGTCTTTACCTCCCTCTCTGTGTCAGAATCTGACACAATAATTTCTTCGTTAATATTAGAAACTGCCTTTTTCATGAATATATTCCTTCCCTTTGTATGTTTGGTGCCTGCCAATTTAATTCCATACCACCAAAATAGTATGGATAGGTATCATCTGTTTGAAGTGCCCACTTTAACTTCTGATTCAATACATATTTCTTATTTAAAATAGGGCATTTTCTAAATCTACAAATAATATCTTGAATGACATTCAAAACAAAATCTGCCCCTTGTGCATTTGTATCATCGCTATAAATTCCAATGATTAAATTGATTGATACCGATTGTGTTATCTCTTCCTCTGACATTTCCCCATCCATTAATCGAACTAGTAAATATGGATAGGGATCAGTATCATCATCATCCATTTGCACTGGAAGATTTTGTTCCATGATATTTAATTTGCAATCATTTCCTTCTTGATTTTTGAAATTCATATGATTTAGAATTGTCTCTAATTCTGATGCTAAATCATGCCTAAGTTCCAATGGTGTCATGTTAATCACCCAATACCTTTTTAATATGTTTATCAATGTTTTCTTGCAAATCTTTGTATATATTTGGTTGCACTATGTTATAAACCTGTTTCTCATTTCCCACCATTTGAGGTATAGAGGGACTTAATAGCTTTCTTAAAAATTCTTTTTTAGGATTGCTTTTCATAGTTTTTCCCGGTACTCTTTGTACAACCGAAACATGGCCACTTTTAAATCTGACCACAAAAGCTTTGATATCTCCTTTTTCTAAATCTTTCATGGAATTTTTTCTAATTACTTTTGCTCTTGTTACATCCGGCCTGCTTGTGGGACTGGGAACCTTTGTCGGAGATGTTTTATAATCCATTAATTCCGTTGCTTCTCCGGTCGCTTTAATTGTTGCTACCAGACTTGCTTTTCTGGCATTTTCGATTTTCATATGTTTATTAAATCTTCCCTGCCTTGCTGCATAAGTCAATTGCGCTTGTTTCGTTATTCTTAATCTAGCTTGTTTCGCCGTATCATTTATGGCTTTTCTTAGTACATTTCTAGCATCATCCTCCATAGTTCCAAGTTTTTTTTCAATCTTTTCCAGTTCTCTTTCATCTAGCCTAATTTCAATCAACTTCGAATCGCCTCCAATGAAATCGAGTAAATGCCATCTTCATTTAACGCATCACTGACAAGATATTTTTGAGAATCAAACATCATTTGTCTTCCTATCTTTGGAAGTTTTCCAAACTCTTCTTGAGAAACGTAAAAAAGGGCTTGTTTTGTAAACAGTCCCTCTCCTATATTTGTACCACGTTTTTCTCGTTCAATCTGCTCGTAATTGTCAATAATAACATTCATGGTTTTGCCATCTACCAGATGTTCTTCACCAAACTCCTGTGGATGAATAAATAATTGATTGATATCTGACTGTATTACATCTTTAAATGACATTCCCATTATTTATTTCCTTTCGTATTTGCTGCTGTTTTAGCAGAACGGCCAATTGCTTCTTTTCCTTTCTTAACTTCCTCCGGAGAATACTCTTTTATCTCTTCCTCTGATTCAGTTGCACCGGTGCAACTTTCCTCTTTCACCAAATTATCTTGTGTTTTGTCAGCTTCTTGTTGTGGCGGTTCTTCCATTTCTTGTGACTCATCTTTTGCCCATTTTGCCGTCCCTGCTTCCAGCCATGCTTTTACCATTGCTTCACTATGTGCTGGTAAGATATCGCCTACTTGATATTGATGTGACTCAAATAGAATAGGGTACAATGCGATTAATCTCATATTATCCCTCCTATCCTAATAATTTTACAAGTACTTTTGTTGTGTCTATTCCCGCTGCTTGCACTGCATATCCCGCAGGTGTATTTCCATCTTGTGACAGTGTAATTTGTGTTCCATCATAATATACGGCTGCCCCAAATAAAATATCATCGGTTTGTAATTTTGGCATTTCGTATACTCCTACCACATGGAGCGAACCTATCTCATTGTTTCCAATATCCTTACCGGCAATGCCGATTCTTGTATCTAAGGTTACAATCGTATCTGCTTGGATCATCTCACCTGTTGTGTTTTTATAATCCAAACTTTCTCCTCTTTGCCAATAACTTGCTTTACTCATATGATTCTCTCCTTTCTATTAGAGACTGTTAGACAATTCAATTCCCGGATTCTTAATTAAACCGCGATAATCCATAACACTGATCCCCCAATCTAAGTAAATATCCCAAATAAAGCCCAAGGTTCCTGGTGTTTCCATTCTTCGAATGGTTGGAACTTCCTGACCATTTAAGTAATCTACTTCGATGGAATCGGTATCTGCTTTATCACCAACTATAAACCACGGCATTTTTCCATTCTTCACTAATACATTAAGTGTTGGATCTTCAACTACTTCAATCATACTTCGATAACGGTATAGAGGATTTGCTGCCTGTGTGTTTCCTGAAGTATGTATAGTTGGACTTTCAAATAAAGCGTACATATCAAAGGAATAGCCAATCGGAACAACAATATAAGCCGGACGAACAATAATTGCTTCACCAAACTGATCAGTCTGCAATTGAAGTGCCATAAACATTTTCTGTACTGCTTCTTGTGTAATGCCGGTACCCATAGTAATTAAGTTCTTATGTAGCGCACTAAACAATGCAGTACCATCATAGATAGCAGGATTATTCACCATAATTTGATAAACTTGTTTGTTAATTGTCTTTCTTGCAGACGCTGCATATTTAGATGGAATCTTACTTAGGAAGTCAATGTCATCATTGATAAATGCTTCTCTTGTCATAGTAAATTGGCGGCCATAAGTTGATATCTGCTGCAGCCATATCGTACACTTCACAATCCAGATAATGATTGTCGGCATGGGATGTTTTCTTTATCCAAGCTTGCGTTACTCGATTACCTACTTTGGTTGTAACTTTATGTTCTGCTGTGACTTAATTTGCATATTCTCTGTCACAGTCTTTATGCACCATCCAAGCACCTCTGCCATTCTCTTTCATCATTCTTCCGGCAATCATATCTTTATACTTTCCACCATCTACTAATACAAGAACCATTCCATATGCCTTGGAATCTGGTTTATTTACTTTGCTTAATTTATAGTGAGACAGCATTGGTCCAGATGAACCTTTACAAGGTAAAGCCCAATCACTGTTCATAGCACAAAAATCGTACACCTCATCCGTCTGATCTCCTGAATCAATAAAAGCTAACTCTACAAGCATCCTTGTTCAATCGCTTTTTTGATATTCCAGATTCATAACTCTTTCTACTTCTGCAAAAGAATAAGCTTGGCCATGTGCAATCTCTTGACTGGTTATATGATCTCCCCATGCTCTTATCACCCAATAAAGGCTTGTTTCTTGTACATCCACTCCGCCAGTAAGCATTTTAGCCCAATCTGGGATAACAAATTCTTCGTACTCTGTTTGCCTTTCCATTACCAAATCGGCATTGGTTTTTAATTTCGTATCTTCCCACGGCTCAGCTAGCCATGAATTTACAAAGTTTTGTAGAAGTTCAGGATCACCTTGCGATTCTAGCCACTCTTTTGTGGCATCTGACCATTTCACAAAAACGCTATATAATGAATTAAGCCAGAACGATACGCTTTTTGCTTAGCCAGTGCTACTTTTCTTTACTGCTCTCCACTCTCCTTTTTTAAGCATATTTGGCTTTTGTTTATCTTCGATTCCACATCCGCAAGCTTGACATACATAGATTGCTGTACTGGCTCTTTGGGATATTGTCATCTTCTTTTCTTTGTCCTCTGCAAAGATTACCTGCGCCCACTTTAATTCAATAAATTCGCCACAGTGAGGACACGGCACAAAGTAATGTCTTTGTTCTTCTGCTGCCTCATGCAATCTCCAAACGTAATTACTCTTTAATGTTGGTGTGGAGCAAGTATATATTTTTCGTGCATGTCGAAACGTCTTCGTTCTTTCCTTTGCCAAATTATAAGGAGAAGCCTCTTTCTTAGAAGCTCCTCCCATTTTGTCTATTTCATCAAATAGTAAATATTTAATTGCCTTTGATGCCAATTGTCCAGGAGAACCAGCACTCCTAAGATATAGATTCATTCCCTTGAATTTCAGGTTTAATTCTTTTGAATTCCCCTCAAAGAAACGTTCTCTGATTGCTGGACTTTTGCGAAATGCTGGCTTTAATTTGTCATTTGAAATATCCTTTGCCAAGTTATCATTTGAATATACAATCATAGTTGGCGATGGATTTTGTGTCACAATATATCCAACCATATTTATTAATGCTTCTGTTCCTCCTACCTGTGTTGGCTTGCAAAAATTAATTTCATCTATGTAAGGATCATTAAAAGAATCCATAATTTCTTTTAGATAAGGAGTTACATCATTGGACCATTTACCTGGTAATGCACTTGCTTCGTCAAGAACACGATATTTCTCTGCCCATTGGCTTACTGTTAATTGCTCAGGTCTTGCAAGTGTCTTTCTTAATACACGTCTGAACAGATTATTTGTTTTTTGCCTTGAACGTATTGTCTCATTACTCACTCCCTCACCTTCTCTTACTCCTCGTCTTCTGGTTCCTCATCATCATAATCCATATTATTATCGTTGTTAATCACATCTGGATCATACTCTGATAATTCTTCTAATGTTTCTAACATTTCATAATTTAATATTTCTGTTATTTTGTTAATATCTTCTTCTCCAACCATTTGAATTGCTATTTTAGATGGTATCGACATTAATCTATTTTTAAAATTTATCAGCATTTCACTCAAAAAGAACTCCACGTCTGTTGCTTCGTGAAGTTCTTTTTTTAACTTTCTTAGTTTCAATTTTGATATTTTTTTTTTAATTCTTTCGTGCTCTGCTTGTTCTTTCTCTTTAATGACTAATGTACCCGTTCCCACTTCCGCTTTTATCTTAAAGTCAATGTACTCTGGAATACACTTTTCGAGGCAATATCCACGGCCATTTTCAGCGAAGTTAAAAAGACCTTCTTCTCTTAATTGCCGAACTCTTCTATCCGTGATTCCAAGCATGTTTGCGAGCTGTTTTTGATTTACAATCATTGAATAAAATCACCTCATTTTTCACCTTAAAAATCTATCTAAAAAACATAATCTTTTTTTGCTATTTTCAGAACCAAAAAGCGGAAGGAAGTGCATAACTTTTTTTACCGGAAAGTGGAAAACTATGCGCTCATTCTGCCCCGAGGGGGAGGGTAGGGGTGGAAAGTACCTTTTTTAGTTTAAGATTCACACTCTTGGCTTCAATTACCACTTCTTATTCTTCGTTTTGAAGTGTGAAAAAAGCACCCCTAGGGATGCTTCAGTTTTGATTTTAATATGTAATCAATTGAAATATTGAATCCAACCTTCAAGATGCACTCTACTATCACTAGTAAAAACTACTCTTATAGTTCCACCACAATCCTTAAGTAGATAAGAATAGGATGTATAACAACCTACATTTAATGTTTTTCTATAATATTTTACAGTCTTCCATTCATTTCCAACCAAACGTTGTACCTCTAAAGTTGCACGATTATTGACATAATTTTGATATGTGGATAAACTAATTAACATATCTCCATTACTTTGTAATGTGCCTGTAGAATATGATCTTGTGTAATTATCAATTGAAATTTTTTTACAATAAACTGCATAACAAGTTGTAGAAATCAAAAATGTCAATACTAACACCATTACTATTAATTTTCTTGCTCGCTTCATTAAAACCCCTCCTAATTGTGTTTATTTAACAAATTGTCTAGTTATATAATCATATTACTACTATATTCTTCATTTGTAAACACATTTATCACAATTTATATTTATGTACTGAAACATATACCAAACACTCCGAATCGTAAATTGCAGGGTGTGTCAAAAATGGCTCTCCGTTTTATAGAGACTACAGTTTATAGTGTTAATACGCTGTTAACTTTTGTAGGAGGACATTCATGTATTTTTGAATATCACAATAACATAATAAATCATAATAACGTCCTTTGTGTTACCTTTTTTCGGAAAGAATTTTAAAGAAGATTCTCCTACTCTCGTAAAATTGTCTTCTCCCGCATGGTACTTTCATGTAATCATAAGATATACCTTGTGTGACATTCTTTAATATGTACTGATAGATATATGGATTTGCTTCAATGGCAGACTGCTCAATTAATTCATTTTCCTTTCTAAATTTTAAAATACGCATTGCTTTTGCCTCTGTCTGGCTTCCAATGCTGTTTCCTTTTGGCATTCCATCCGTATTGATGTTTGTTAATCCATACATACTATTTATATCATCTTCTCTTTGTTTGTAACGCTTACAAAAATAAAATAATTCTTGATATAAATCATCATCTATATTGTATTTCATTAATTTTAATTTTCTTTTATTTGGCAATTTATCACCTCTTTTCTTACTTTGCTAACGCCTAGTTTATCGTTATAATTTTTGTATTAAAAAATACCGCTTCATTTACTGAATACGGTACTTTTATATTACTTTATTTAGTTTTTTCAGAGGACTAAACAGCTTAGAATATTTATTAAAATGCTAGTCTTGTAATGTAAATCCAAAAGTAACGGGAAGAAGAACTAAAATAAGTCCTGCACAAAACATAGTTATAATTATTCCAAAAGCTATAAGAGCTATCATTACTGATGGTTCAATACGTTTTCTAAAAATTATTGTTGCTATGACTAAAATTATTCCAATAACACATCCTGACAAAGATAAAATTAAATACAAAAGCATCTACCTCTCTTTTTACTTTACTATTTTGTGAATGATATTTTAACATCTATTACATTTAAAGCACCTGTGTTTTGAGAAAACCATGCATAGTTATTAGCACTAGTAGTGATGATATCTTTATAATCATCTGTGCTTAGAGAAAAATCAAAAGTATCTGTTATTGTAACATTGTAAGTTGCAAGAACTGTTCCTGCAAAGTTAACTTTGGTGCTTGCATCAGTATAATGTAATGCATAAAATAAATCTGCATTATCACTTTTTTCAAAGGCAATTCCTGCGGGTGCCTTATTATTTTTCACTTTTTTTAAATAACTTGTAAATGCAGATGATGTAACAATTTTTTTTGCGAATAATCCATTTGGTGATATTTGAGTTTCGGTATAATTTTTACCTAAAACAGAGTATTCAAGTAATTTAGCTGTACATGTATTTCCTTTTTTTTCCATATATTTTGCACCTGCTAACCATATTGCAGATACCTTAGTACTGGTGCTTTTATTACATGGAATTTGATTTAAGGATTGCGAGTTTTGATTTTCTAATTCTTGTATATTATCACCTATATATTGATTTAACTCTTCGGCAGTCATTGTATCAAATTGATTGCTAAGATTCTCCAAATAGTAATTAGTGTCATTTGTTACATTACTAAAAGCTTGTGATGTTGATCCAGCAGAAAAGGTTAAACAAATTGCTAAAGTTATACTTACGGCTTTTTTTAATATTTTTTTCATGATATGATATTACCTTTCTATGTGCTTTTTTATCTATCTTTATAGACATATTAAATTATACAACAATAGCTAATGTTATACAAACAATATTTATTTTTAAGCAAATAGTAATATAAACATACCGTATTCAGTTGTCAATGTACAATTACTTAATTAAAGACTAAATTATTGTATCTATCTAAAACTCATAAAATGCTTTATAATATACTAATAATATAGGCTTTGACATTTTCTACTTTGATTAAATGTTTACTTGCAATTTCATGCAACGGTTTCCATAGATCTAAATTTTTGATGTGTTCTCCTTTTGCACCAATCCAGTCTGCTTGATACCATTGGTGCATCCATGTATTGATGCCGTTTTGTAGGTAAGCCGAATCAGTATAAATGATAATGTCACAAGGTTTTTCTAGTATCTCTAAAGCTCTATAACATGCCATAAGATAAAGTTGATTTGCCGTAATATTAACTTCCTTTTCTATCTCTACTCTGGTGATCGATTCTTGCTTCTTTTGGAGCATATACTCAACTACATAGCCGTAGTATCCGGCACCCACGTTGGCGCTTTTGATGGTTGTCTCTATGTAAATATTTACGTCAAACAAGTTATCCCACTCCTTCCTGTTTTAATTTCTCGTATTCTTCTCGATCTTTGATTTCATTGATGCGGCATTCGGTGTATTGTAGGTACGACATTCCGGTATACTTATTGACTCCGACTATGATTGAATCTTTGTCTATGTAAAAACCTTTGGTTGGTTTTGGTCCATCTTCGATTAGTTGTTTTACCGTCCATCTTCGGTATACCTTTCGTTCTGGTTCTGGCCGGATTAAATTCCTCGAAGAAGAATATCTTATGAATTGCTTTTGTTCCTCTTCCTCGAATAGACTAAGTTGTTCATATACCTCTTCATCTGGAGGCTTCACGATATAATTTGCTAGTTTTTTATATCCACCATATTCATATAAGGTTTGATAATTAATTGTCCCATGAGGCCACAGCTCCTTGATCAATAAATCTGTATGTGGCTTTCCCTGTATTCGGTTTAGTAAAATATGAATATGGATTCCACCAAGCTCTCCGATCTCCATCCGATATATGAATTTGAATATTTCACTTCGTTTCTTATATGCTTTCCTCATATCATCAAGGAACTTTTTGAGTTCCTTTTTCACTTCCTCCACTTTCTTTCTCGTTCCCTCTGGATACTTTAATGTAATCCAGTAGTCTTCCGATAAGAAATTGGCTTTGATTACTCTTCTCATACGTTTTTCTTTGTTCAATTGATTCTGCTTTTTGATTTGTTCCGGAGTAGCCTTTTTTCTTTCTCCCCTTTTTTCTCCCTTTGCTCCGTAATTCCCTGCGAACTTATATTCATACTCAATTGAATTAATAAACGGCCATGTATCTTTCCAGTATGCCATTGTCCACCTCTAACTTTAATATACTTAGAATGTTACTCAAAGGGCATGAAAACCCTTGATTTTATTGACTTTCTGCCATACTTTTGATATAATTATTAATATAGTTTTATTGTCTTATGGCATTTGTGATTCTATATCGTTATGCTTAAATCTGTACCAATATTTTTCCATACCTCCTAAATCCTAATTTAATCATCAGATTCATTAATACAATGCTCTTTCACTATCCTTGCTACTCTTTTCAAATAATCCAGATAGGTACATGTCTCTTTGTCTACAAAATATGCAAGCGTTGTAAATCCGTTCATATGCAATTTGACGCAAATATTTATTCTTACAACTTTTATAGAATTTATAAGCTTTTTCATCGTGTCTCCCCTCCCGACTTATTTTTATTTTAGTAATAGGCTGCTCTTTTCCTAAATGACTTTATTTTCTTTCCAAAGATATATTCCTCTTCGGTTATCAGCTTGTCATTTACTCTTCGCCAACTTTCGAACCAGTAGTCTCCGTTTTCATCTTTAAAAAATTTATTTACATTTCCATCCTTGTACTCAACTGCTCCTATGTACCTCATTCCACTGCTACTGCCTTTGATGCTAAAAGCTTCCTTTCGTGCCACTTCAAATTCACTTGTTTTAATGCTATTTTCTATTTTCACTAATAAAGTCCTTTCTTTACCCTTTCGCATCCACGATAATCACTTCGCATTCTCTTACACCCCAGTCATTCGCATCTGAATGAGAGTCAAAATACATATCAATCTTATTGCCCTTAATATCTGCACCTATATCTTCTGCTTGATATATCCCGACTAAGCTGTTTTCATAATAAATTAGCACAGTAGAACCTAAGGGTATACTATTTTGATCTACTGCTATGGTTCTATCCTGAATGGCTTTGGTTTCCGTATAAGTAATGCCATCCGTTTTACCGCAGCACTTTTTACAAGCGCAATAACCATAAACAGTAAACTTGTTAACTTGTCCATAGAAATTACTTTGCTTTGCATCAGCTTGTACAACGAAGCATAAAATTATTAATGCTGCTATTAATGAGATTTTCTTTTTAATCCCTCTCACCCTCTTTCTTATTTATGAATACATGTCCGTCATTGATTGTGACTGTCTGTTCATTTTCTTCATATGAATCAATTAACTCACCCACTGTTTTATTGTCCAGATTCACGAGTATTCTCCTTTCTAACATTTAAAATTATGACTAATTACTTTTCCCTATGTAGTCAACGATTCTTTATTTGTTATCTCTTGATTCATTGAGTTCATTTTTGTCACTTTTTAGCTTGTCCTCCATAAACCGCCTAAGCGGTTTCCTTTTTTACTGGAACATATCCTAATGATTTCATACCTTGCTGATTTAATTTTTCTTTTAGTTCTTCTTGTTCTTTCTCTGTTAAATCACTCCATGGCATACACTTACCATCCATTTTTATGTATCTAACTACTTTTAGTTCTTTCATAGGATCACCTCCAGTTTTAATTTATGTTGCTTTGCTTGTACTTGTTGACTATCTATTTCATTTCTTGTAAATTTTTACGATTTTTCTATACTGTTGTTATCAGCACTGAATTGCTGAATACATTTGAAAGGAGTTCTAATTTATGATTGCTTTCCTTTCTGAGATGAATACGCAAAGCCCTCATACTATGCAGTTTTCTTAGATGTATTTGCAACTGCTGCTAATGTGTTAATTGTTCCTTGCAAATATCCTTTTCCATACTCATCTGACTTTCCCCAAATTTCTGCCATTCTTTCAAGCTTTGGAAGTCTCTTTTCAATTTCTTCTCTTGTTAATAGCGTTTGACTCATACTCTCACCAACCTTTCTGATTAAATATTATTTCTACTTTTATAGTTATGTTGTTGAATTAATCCTTTTTCTTATTTATACCTTTCTTATCAGCACTGGCATGTTGAAATAGATAAGAGAGGAGCATATTATGATTGCTTATCACATTGACCGTAATAATTCACTACATGAAGGTCAAATATTAGATTTATATTCTTGTTGTTCGAATTTTGAAGGTGAACATCAGTTAGAACTAATAGGACTCACCTCAATTTCTCACTTTGCTAAAAATGAAGTGAGTTATATTGACAAGCAACTATCCGGAAAGCCTGTAACTATTAGTGAATCCGACTCGTACACAATCGATAGATATTCCGTAATACCTTTACCCGCTAAAGTTCTTAATAAGATTGATTCAAAACTTATATGTTAAATCAGGCTTTTCAATTTTTAATTTTTCAAAAAGATTATCAAGCAACTTTGATTACTTATATAAAGAATTTGAGAAATATGACAAAAAGAAAAAAGAATAGTTTTGTGCTATTCTTTTTTTAATTAATACGTTTATATTCATTGACATATCGTGATAAATTTCGGATAATAGTATCGTAACTTTTTAAACTATTTATCGAAATGAGGGATTATATGAAAATTTACAACAAATTATTAACTGTTACCATTCTAATTAGTATTTCATTATTTATTACTGCATGCGGTTCAAGTGTAAGCCAAGAGCCCTCTACAATATGCCACCGCTTGGGCAAAAACTTCTTACGGCGAAAATGTGGAATGCTCTTCATCAGCTGATTCTTTAAATGTATTAGTACATACTGATATATCCGTCACTTCTGAAAACGTAACAGATATTATAAATAAATTTATTTCTTCAATGAAATATTATAAGATTGCTTATGAAACTACTCCAGACAATCTTAATTTCAAATTTATTTCCGTTAATTATCTTGATTTAGATGATAATGCATTTTTAAGCCTGACAATAGTAAAAACTGATGATACATTTGAATTAAATAAAATTCTAGTTGATGCAACACAGACAGATACAATTATTTCAGGATTATCGTCTAATAATTAATTACTTATATGAAGAATTTAGTAAGTTTATCAAAACGAAAAAAAAGGAATAGGGGCATACACTTGAAAAATATTAAACGCATATTAACGTCAAAATATACTATGAAACCGTGGGAGGCTGGAATAAGTATATTATTGTTTGTGATTCTTTGGTGTTTGAAATTTTCACCAACGATTTGCTTACTTGCTAGTTTTTCATTACAAATATTTATAAGGATTTATAGGACTTGTATCCAGAAAGAAAAAAAGGAATAGTCTTTGTTGGCTATTCCTTTTTCATCCCTATTGCTATATAATACAATTTTTTTAGCTGCTCCTCGTTAAAATTTTCTATCACTGCTATGAGTAATTGTTTGTAATTAAGATTTTCTTTTGTATATTGCATTGTATAGCTCCCCTTTCATTTCCTTTACAGCATTATAACAAATATCTTGTCTAAATAAATAGAAAATATTGAAATGTCCATAATTCTGGACATTTTTCATTTTGAAAGATTTTGGCTGTAATATATGATATGATAAATTATTTATACTCCGATTTAAACAGCTCTGTCATTTTTAGATCTAACGCTTTTGCAATTGCTTCTAGCTGCTGCAAATTTGGTGAGGTCTTTCCACAATCTATATTATTGATCGTGCTCTTACTCAGCCCTGTTAGCTCTGCCAATTTCCTTGTACTGATATTTCTATCAATATGTGCTTTATATGTGTTAATCGTTATCATATATCCTCCTGATAAGATGATATAAATCACAGGCGGTAGTAAAGATATAGCCTACGTTTTTTCAGACATACACATCCCCCTTTTATTAATTATAACAAAATAGGGAAAAATAACTTCTGGCAATTTAAGGTGTTAAATGTCGGTTTTTATCGTTATTTCACTATTGACTTATTTTGGTATATTTTGGATAATTATAATTAAAATTATAACAATAAAATTTACGCATATTTTATTGTGTATGAAAAAAGTATAAAACAAAAACAAAAAACAACCGAACTGATAAAGAGGAGGAAAAATATGGATTTCAAAGACGAATTTAAAAATTTTATTGAGCGGGCAGCTTCCCTAAAAGATGCCGCACAAACAGAGGAAGCAACAAAAATGTCATTGATTGTTCCGTTCTTTCAGCTTTTAGGCTATGATGTTTTTAATCCATCTGAATTTTGCCCCGAATATACTGCTGATGTTGGAATTAAAAGAGGTGAAAAAGTTGATTATGCAATTTTACTTAACGGCGAACCAGTTATACTGATAGAAGCAAAGGCTTCTAATAAAAAGTTGGATAGGCATAGTTCTCAACTCTTTAGGTATTACGTAGCCACTTCTGCCAAATTTGCTATTCTTACAAATGGTATCGAGTATAGATTTTATACGGATTTGGATGAGAAAAATAAAATGGATAAAGAGCCATTCCTTTATCTAAATATATTAAACCTAAAAGACAATCAGATAAACCAAATCATAAAATTCAAAAAAGAGATGCTTGATATTCCCGATATCATGAATACTGCTTCTTTGCTAAAGTATAATAGTATTTTCAAGGGTATTATAGAGCAACAGTTTCAAAGACCATCTGATGATTTCGTAAAATTGTTTTTACAGTCAATATATAAAGGTGCCAAAACTCAAACAGTACTTGAAAAATTCAGACCTGTACTCAAAAAATCGCTGAACGACTATCTTAACGAGGTTCTAAATGAAAGGCTTCAATCCGCCTTGAATACTGCGAGTATCGAAAATACGGAAAAAGATTCTAATTTGAGTACCAGCGAAGAATGGGAGGCTCTTTCAATTATAAAAGAAATCCTTAAAAACACTGTTGATATTGATAAAATTTCTTTTAAATATACTGAATCATATATAGCAGTTCTTTATGAAAATAATTCTAGAAAATGGTTATGCCGATTAATTTTAACAAATACTTCAAAAACTTTTATCGTACCAGATGAAAGCAAAAAAGAATTAAGATATTCCCTGTGTGATATGGATCAGATAGTTGAATATTCTAGTCAAATAATCAATATTGCAAATCGGTATTTACTTCCGTTCAAAGACATCCCTACGGAATTATTACATACAAAATGGGGTACCTATGAAATGCCTGAACCATATTGCATTGATCTGACAAGGGGACCGCGAACAGATTTGAAAACACTAAAAGCTTAG